TAATCTCCATGTTGGCTGTCCTGATGAAGCAGCTATAAAATAACCATTTTCAAAATCCACATATTCTGGCGTAAAATCCGTTGTTACTTTACTAAAAACACTGGTCGAATAATTATAAATATAAAAAAAACTCTTATCACATATAATTATTTGACTAGAATTATTTTCCGAAATTTCAACATCTCCAGAAGTGGTACTCAATTCCCCCACTTTGGCTGCTGTATATGTTTCCTGTGAAATTCTAGTGACTAAATAAACTCCTGTATCTACTACCACTACCATCTTATTAAATCTTGTACTTACAAATAACCCACGACTTAATTGTCCTAAAGTCAATACTTTCTTATGCCCTGGATAAGGAACAAGAAATTCATCCGAAATAATCATATTAACTGTTGTTTCATCAGATATTTTGGCATATCTACCAAAAACCGAAGAACCAACCATTTTTAATGGCAATGATGTTGTTTGTTTCATTAAGTAGGTCTCCATCCTCTACCTATGAACACATCTCCCCATCCAAAGGCATTCTGTCCAGAAAAACAATTTTTCTTACGCATCGTATAATCAGGATTACTAATTCCATTGATTTTACTCTTCATAACCTCCAATTCCTTCTCTAGGGAAACATCTACTTCCGATCCATTTCTTAAAGCTAAATATTTTGCCAAATAATATTCTAAATAATTTATATAAAATAAATCGTAAACAGTTGTCATATCTGTATCAGCTGTTACGGAATCTAAGCCAAATTTACCTATGTAGTAGGTCGTATAAACTTGGTCTGGAGGAAAGTATATATATAAATCAGAACCACCCTTAGATCGCTCTAAATAAGCCATAATAGGTATTGTATTAACTCCCTCTACCCTACATCTATTTTCATAATCTCTTCTTGTTAAAACAGGTATGGGAATCCTTACGCTACCCAAATAATAAAATAATGTATCAACAGAAAGTAAATGTGCTACGGAATACTTTTCCTGTCCTACAACTAGAGTTAGCGCCTCTTTTTTGTAGTAAGGTATTAAATCTGAATTTACCGACTGCCACGACAAGACCTTGTTAAGTCCGTTAATACCATCTGTTAATTGTTCCCCGCTAACTGTTTCAAAGCCACGGGAAACTACATTAGATAAATAATAACTTTCTGATACAAGTTGTCTTGCCGTGTAAGCCATTTTAAATCACCTTAAATTGTATATTTAAAGCCATTTAAAGATAAGTCGGTTAAGCTACCAGCGCTAACTTTATAATCAATTTGCGCTTTAGCACTTGCAATCCCAACAGGAATTTCAAACCACTGAGATGATTTCTTGGAAGCAACTATTCCATAAAAAATATTTGTTCCATTTGTGCTACTAGAGCCTTTCGGTCTAAAAGCAAAAGAATCATCAGCAGTAGCTGCAGTAAATTCAGCGGTTAATATTGCAGTTGAATTTGCAATTGCTGGCATAGCTCCAGACATATCAATAGCAGTAAAACTATTGTCTGTTCCAGAAGATTTAACAGAAATTGGGACATCCCAATACTGGGCTCTTTCTGATTTCTGTCCAACATGTTTACATGGTAAAAAGTGGGTAGAACCATCAGTTAAAGCATAACCAAGCAAATAATAAGCATCATACCCATAAGGAAGAGTAGGAGCCGTATTACTTGCTAAAGTTGCTGTAACACCAGATGCATATAGTTTGCTAGATGCACCAATTGCATAAATAGCGTACATTGTAGATGCATCTAACGTGCCTGCATCTATACCGTTTAAACCAACGACCGCAGTATTTAATGTGGCAGAACTAGACATTTCAAGATCAACACTGTTTGAACTGTCACGTACCTGATAGGCAGTAACCGTTAAAGTCGTGTTGGATGCAACTGAAATCAACCCGCCATAAATATTAAGCGTAGGTAAAACTTTTAAATCAACATTTGTAGTCATATTTTTATATCCTCAAATTAAATGTGAGCAGGGAATAATATTCTCATGCAGTAATCAGGTATCAAGGTTGCTCCAATGATACAGTTACGGAATAAACCATAAGCACCTTCATTTGGAATATAACCATGCCATAAACGCATAGAAGCACCACTATCCTTGTCAGTAGCAATTACTGATTCATATGGTGGGGTTGCTGGCAATTGTGGCATTGCTAGATACAAGGCTGCATCGTCAATTATCAAACCACAACGGTGATTTGGATAAACAGCTAACTTCATACCAACTTCAACCTGACGATTTACCGCTTTGATTGTGTTAGAACGAGTTGCTAAATTTGCAGTCAAATATGGGTGGATGCTAAAACTGACATTTCCGCCACTTGCTACACCAGTACTTGTGGAACGTATTTGTACAGGTTGTTCAGAGACTTGATCGCCAATATGGGTAATAAAACGCATATTGCCATAACCGGCTACCGCATCTACAAACTGCATCACATCGCCGCTTAAAACAGCTTGGGAGCTAGTTGTAACGGAACTTGTACCAGTGAAACCGGTAATGTTACCGTTAGAATCTGTAGTGATAGCAGTAATAGTAATAACGTTATTTGGAGATGCTGTATTACCGATGTCGCCTGCAGTGTGAACTGGCAACATATTTGATGTCATAACATCAATACCAGTAGCAACTAAACGACCAACATCCCATGATCCTGCTGATTCTTCGTTACGTTTCAAAACAAATTGGCTTAAAGCCGAATTAACTATCGAAGATACTGCGGTATCTGGAATAATCATACGGATTTTGCCAACTGTACCCATGTTTTTAAATGCACGGACATATTGATCCAACAAAAGAATAGAATCAATTGCAGTTGTACCATTACCACTAAAACGATATGGTCCAGATTCAGTATGCAAAGCACCGGTTGGTACAGGTAAACCACGAGTGAATGTATTTACTGGAGCTGCACTGTGTGCGTGAGCTGCAATAGCGGTCTCAATTTTAGCACCAACTGTTTGAACTGCTGTTTCACCATACTCTTCCATATAAAGTTCTGGTGGCAAGTTAAATACTCGTTGCACATCGTCTACAGCTGTATTTAAAGAATAAGCATCATCAACAGTCAAAGCATGAATTGTTTGGTTGATACCTTGTAGGGTTGTAGAAATACCTTTGGTAGCCTGAAAATACGATTTTAAGCGCATATTAACAGTTGTACCGAGGTTAGCCTGGATTTTCTCAAAATCCATAAACTGTTTATTAGCATTCGCAATCATTACGTACGTATTTTGCAAAGCGCCTAATTCTGCTTTGTTATACGTCGCAACATTTTGAACTAAATTTGTAGGAAGTGTTGCCATGTTAACTCCAAAATATTAATAATTAATAATCTTGGATAACGGCTTTTTAGTAGAATTTACTAGAATTTACTAGAATTTACTAGAATTTACCTTTGTATTTGTTCCTGAAGTCAGAAACAGAAATTCCGCCATTATCCATACTCGTACTGGATGGCGTAACTTGGCTCAAAGGATCATTTGGTAATGTTTGACTTTTAGCTTTCTCATTTATATCAAGTGAAGCTTCAAATCTAGAAAGTTCAAATCTTGCCCCTTCTGGATTATTCTTAGCTAATCTAACGAAATTATCAAACATTAAGGGATTTTGCTCTAAGTGATAGATTATATCCCCAGCTTTTTTGCATTCACTAAGCACATAAAAAAATGGCTTGTACGCATCTTGTAAAGCATATTTATTTAATTTCTCATATGAAACTACTTGATCGTAATTTTCATACTTTTTCTTAGCTTCTTCAATTTTCGTATAAATGTTAGTAGCAGCATTTATGGCATTTCTTTCATGTTCCTTTTGCGAGGCATATTGTTCAGCTAACTGATTAAATTGATCTTGTGTAAGCTGAAGTAATTTACCGTCATTAGTAACTTGTTGATTTGCCTGAATGTTTTGCTGTGCTAATTCCTTTTTCGCTTTTTCATATGCCGAATGCTTAACTTCACCAATAAGCTTATTTACAACTGATTGAGGTAGTGTTTTTTCCTCAATAACTTCTGCTGGCTTACTAGAACTAGGCTCTACGGCACTAACTGTAGTCTCAGCTACAGGATTACTTTCCTGTACAGTTGAAACTTCAGTATTACTTAAATCATTATTACCAGATTCTTGAATCATATTACACCTGATTATTAACCCCATCACGGTATGCCATTCGGCGCCTAGTTACTGCTAGTAAAGACTATTTTTTTCCGCATAGTTGCGTAAATCTCCTCGCTATTAGTCACGAGTCTACTTTTAAACAAGATTAGACGTATCTTATTCTATAGTCAATTACTTCTTTTTTCTCTTAGCTGGGTGCAATTTTTTTTCTTTAGTAGCTGCAAAATCATGAAGCTGTTCTTTTGTCATATTCTTTAGGCCTTTATTTCTCTTATAAAGCTTGTTTGGTTCGTGTTCTGCGATAGCCATTGCACGTCTTTGGGATATTGATTTACTTGGCATTTGTTTTTTGCTCCAGTTTGGTATAATATATTATCATGAAAAAGCTACCTTATAAATTATGTAGAATTTGTGGAAAAATTATTCTTGGATATAAAAGAAAGGATAGAAATGCTTTTTATTATCCAAGACAATGTAAAAATTGTTATAAAAAATG